TTATGCAGGCAAATGCGTCCACATCAAGGCTTCAACCTTGTGCTCTCCCCCTGTCACAGGATAAATTTGCCTGTAAAAATCAAACTCTCCCTGCTCATTACCAATACCAATCAGTTGAATGCAGTTGCCATCTACAATAAATTTTTCCGCTGACGTAACCAAAATAAAGGCTTCCGGATGTTCATTAGGAAAGGTGTTAGCAAGAGTACACTGAATATCCATCTCCAACAAAATCTCCTGATTATTAGCGTAAACTCATCGACGAAATCGTTACTATCCCCTGGGCACATATGTACCATTGAATACTACTGTTCTCCAGATTCTGATAATCCATGGCGAACAATAAGAACACTACAGCCGCTTTGCTGATTAGTTAGCCATAACGGTGAACTTTGCTGGATAGTTTGAGAAATATCATTTCGCCGGAGGCTTATACACTGATTACTCAAGCTTACAACTGCAGGTGCATCAAAGCGCTCCGGACTATCAGTATCACGCATAGCTGTAAACAGAATATAATCACTACCAGCCATATCATATTCCGTTTCTTTTAGTCTTAACAAGCCATCCTCTCTTGTAATATTAACTGTAATTAAAGATGTCTCATCATGATGGGCATAGCGCTGTGTATTAAGAATTAAATGCTCTTCCAGAAACTTTACAGGGTTACTACGTATTTCATTCATTATACACCGAAGCTCTGAACGATGCGGCACCAGAAAGTGCCCGGTATTTTGTGAAATAATACTACTTACCTTGATTGTTTTCTCTCCAGCTCATGAAAAATAACTCGCGTATTATATTGTTTTACCAACCACAGGCCCCGAATGCCTGTGGTGTTTTTATATAAATTATCGGAAGTTAATATTGTTTCATTTGAAACATCTTAACTATCTTTTATAATAAAGCTTCCCCTTGCAGGGTCATATTTACACTCTTCTGGTTTAACAATCATTGATGGGGTTATTGGAGCTCGTGTCAGAGGGTGAACTGAACCGTCATTAACCACGCGAGAAAGTGCATCAACATCAAATAAAGTGCATACTGCTGAACTATCTGAATTTTTGACAAACACTCCTTCTTCGGGTCTCTCTAGTGTAATTGGACACTGAATAGACTCTGGCGGGCACTGGAAATTTCCTGAACTAACAGGAAACTTACATTGAGATATTTTGTCCTGAATACTCTCTTGCGATTGTGCTTCACCTGAGTCCGAAAGCATACTTAGCATTCTCTCACTAAGGGCTCGAGGACCATTATTAAATCCCAAAATCAATAACTCAGAAAGCAATCCGTCATTACCGCCACTGGATGAAAAGCGCCCATTAGTAGCATCATACACAATACTGACAGTTTCACCACCTACTGTATATCTCCGCGCCCATTGGCTGCAATTCGGGCACGAAAAACCTCCAGCCCAAGATTAAATGAACGTGATCCAATATCTGAGGTTAATGGCATAACAAAACTCCCTATTTTAATTTGAACTCCAGACTTAAATAGCTGTAACAAACATCTGCCTTATATGGCAACACAAAAACCGGAGCCGGACTCCGTTTTTTGTGTGTCGGGCTGTTCATTCTATCCTTTCAACATTCAGCCTGATTGGCATTTATAGGTTATAACGTCGGTATTATCGGCCACTCAATATCCAGTGCAGTTGATGTATCAACACGGTTCAGTAACACCCGATACTTTTCAGTATGCCAAAGGGATGATCACCCGTGAGATAGCCGCCGCGTTCATGCTCATGCTAAAACATGGGGCACACAGAAAGTGATGGTATTAGATCTATATGGCATTTCATCATCAAATGCTGTTGACGGACTTACAGTCCGTGACTTACTACACAAATATTTAAATGACCAAATGCCGGAGGTAAAGCAGACCGTACTAAAAGATATGTGCTAGAACTGCTTATGGATAGTGACATCTCCGCGATCAAACTATCTGAACTGACAGAAAATGACGTAATTGAACATTGCAGGCTGAGAAACAACGCTGGTGCAGGTCCAGCAACAGTCAGTCACGATGTTAGTTATCTTGGCAGTGTTCTGGATGCAGCCAAACCTATATACGGAATTAATTACACATCAAACCCGGCGAAAAGTGCTCGTCCATATCTACTTAAACTTGCTTTGATTGGTAAATCAAACCGTCGTAATCGTAGACCAGCAGTTGATGAACTTGACATGCTCATTGAAGCCCTTCAACAACGATCTACTCATAAATGTTCAAAAATTCCGTTCGTTGATATCCTCAAAAGTTCAGCCTAGGCTATGCTGAACCGGTTTTCCTGAATCATTTTACCGTATGGTTAAATTTTAACGTCATAATACTTATTATTATGTTTACAAATAATTGCAGTTTTAACAAAAGCTAACTACATAGTGATTTTATTATCTCAATGTTTTTTCAATATTATCGGTGTCATACTCAAACAACTGGAAACTAAAATTGTCATGCTTTTGATATTGAATATTTTCCTTTCGTAACATTTTAACATTTCCATCAATATCAAATAACGTTGCAATCTGCTCCAAATCTGTCTTATTTTGAGACATGCAGGAGAAGTAATTACAAATATCATCCAGCAAAATCGGAGTCAATGCTTTATGCGTCATCCAGTCCTCAAATCTTAACTTTCTGGTGACGCCCTCTCCTAAATCTGACTGATACAAGAATGCAGGACGACAAGAGTTTTCTCCTTTGGGAATATCGACAATGTAAGCATGACCAAGCGCACCATCATTAACACGTAATACAAAGCTCTTACATTCAGGCATACAGGACAGGCGCTCCTGAAGCTGCTCGAGCGATAGTGTCTGTTCATTTTCAAAGCAGTAACTGAAGCCATCCTTGTCCAGAAATAGTTTCATAATAGCATTAGCGGTAACTCCGCAGGAGGGTTCCACAATGCCTTTCTCTCGCCCTATAATAACCTCAACCTCCTCAATCGACATCCCCCAGTCTGTTGCCATCTGTTTGATGTTAGAGTCGATATTTTGCATTATTGCAGCAGGATTTTTCTGATGTATAGGTACTTCGTGGTCATCACTATTTAGCAATACATTAGCTTTGAGGTTCTGTGAGCACAGGGAAGCAAAATCTCTTACATGTAAGGCTGAAGTGTGTTGCATGGGAGATAATACAGCTTCAGTATTTACAGATATGGCCCCTGTCAGACAGGACGCGGACGTCGGGGGGGGGAAGGGTAATGTCTTTCATATCTCATTCATTCACTCTATATTTATCTATAAATACAGGCGAGGTGCAAAAAGAACTTCTGGCATGGGCATTATGTCATGTCTGAAATTTTTCTGGTGCCTGTATGCCATTCGCCAGTCTCTCAGCGGCATTGTCCATTTCTGTGACGCGGCCTGGATTGCCAGCCACACCACTTTTTACCAACTCCATCCATGCAACAAATCCACTACACTGGATAAAATTACTAAATTTTACTTAATACCACACTAATAAGATCTTGCTTTCCTCCATGATAAGATTGCATTATTTGATTTTCACTCCATGAACGTTCAGAAATATTATAAGATGATATATCTATTGGATTAAATTCATTTCTCGTGCGATCATATAAGACATTTGTCTCTGTTGTATCGATAAAAAGAATTCCTTTTTGCTCAAGCCTGTCAAACATATCATAAATGGCATGCTCAGCCTGTGCCGGCAAGGACGAAATATTTAAAAGCGATTCTCCATTTATTTTATCCATTCTAATACCAATAATATCGCCATTATCGCCATATATTTTTTCTGCACTCCCGGCACCATAATATTGGTTGAAGCAACGAACTTCGTTTGTTACCTCTTCATTGCTTTGAGATGTAGTAAACATCTTCAGGACTTTTGTTGCATCCTCAGCATCTTCATATACTACAGCGTTACCCCCTTTGCCAATAACATTACCAGGCACAGGCAAGCTGTTATAGTCCACACTCGGTAACTCTGGCGGTGCATAATCAACAGGAGGTAAATCAGGTCTATTCGAATGAACAGCACCTCTTTCCATAGCCCTATTCACTGGCGATGAATTCAGCATCACCTCAATTTTCCTGCTAATCTCTCCCTTAGGCCATCCCAGCCTGTGCAACAGATTAGTAAAGCAACCACTATGACTTTCTCTTGTAACGCAAAACTTATTATCAGTGACAACAACACGATATGTTCTGTTGCCCACCTTTACTTGCGCCCCATTATCCGAGCTAGCAGCTGCATCCCTTACAGAGGATAAAATACGACTGTCAGGAGAAGTCAGGTTTCTGGTTAAAGAATTCCATGAACACCCCAAATTTACAGAAGATGGTGATAGCATACATTTCAACCTTCAAAATGAATCAATCTTTACTTTCTTAACAAACATCACCATGACATGACAACAAAAACCGGAGCCGGACTCCGGTTTTGTGAAGCTGTCGGGTTACTTCATCCCGCCAATATTTTCCCACGTCCCGTCAGCACGCAGGATTTGCAGCGGTCTTACCACACACTGTATCAGCTTTTTATCTGTATCCAGTATCACCACCTGTGTGATTACCCTGTCCTGCTCCGGAATAATGCCATTCTCATCTGACTCCAGGATGTCTGCCGGCCCCAGTCGCAGTTGTGCTGTAAGCGACTGCACGTGTTCACGGCCATCATGCTTTCCGCAACCACACAGACGCTGCATAAGTTTTTTTAGTATATTCATGTCATTCTCCTGTTCTGCCTGTATCACTGCCCACTTCATCCAGCCCCTTGACATCCTGCCACGGCCCGTCACCAAACCTGACCTGCAAATGCCGAAACACCCCTGAACCCGTGTGGCATCTTTGGGGTCAAGAAAGGTCAGTCCGGTGATGAGTGCGCCATCTGTATCCGGGAACCAGCCATTGCTGTTTGTCTCAATAATGTTTCCCGGCCCCAGACGGAACCGTATTTGCGTCTCCCCCGGGTCGCCCTTTGGTCCCTGAGGTCCGGTTGCCCCCACCGGGCCAGCCGCACCTGTTTCTCCTTTCGGTCCCTGTGGGCCTGCCGGGCCTGCCGCACCGGTATCTCCCTTTGGACCCTGTGGACCTGCATTTCCCGTCAGACCGGTCTCTCCCCGCTCTCCCATGTCACCTTTCGGCCCCTGCGGGCCTGCCGGACCAGCATCACCTGCCGGTCCCCGTTCGCCGGTTGCCCCGACAGGGCCGGTGTCACCGCGCTCTCCCTTATCACCCTTCGGCCCCTGAGGGCCAGCGGGCCCCTGTTCCCCCTTTGGCCCGGGAGGTCCCACCACGGTGGGGATTCGGTTTACGGCCTCTTCCGCCGCTATCCTGCTTTGTTCCGCTGACTGTGCGCTTTCTGCTGACTCCCGGGCTTTTTCTGTTGCGGTCGTTGCATCCCTGGCTGCATTACCGGCTGCACTTTCTGCCGTCTTTCTTGACAATTCAGCTTCTGCTGCACTTTGTGATGACTCACTGGCTTTTTGAGCGGCCGCAGAAGCCGAGGACGAGGACGCATCCTCTGACTGCTTTGCTGAGGCTGCACTTTCTGCCGCCTGCCGGGCTGACTCCGATGCCTCCCCTGCTGAAGTGTCAGCATTTGCAGCGCTCTCTTCTGCCTGACTGGCTGATATGCCGGCATTCCTCGCTGACGTCTCCGCCTCTCCGGCATTCTTCTTCGCCTCCTCAGCGTGACGCGCCACCTCTTCCACCATCAGTTCAAAACGGCGCAGTGCCTCCGGCCGGACGTCATCCTCCGACATGGCACCGAGAAAATCATTCAGCGTACCGGGTTGAGAATCTTCATACACGGTGATGGTCCCGGCATGTGACGGCGGGAATCCTTCCACCAACAGAATGACTCTGTACTGACCGTACTCAACGTCCATGCTGTAACGACCGGCTTCATCCGGATTTTCAGAGGCCACCGTGTTCACCACCACCGTGCTGCTGCTCCGTCTGGCTTTCAGTTGAATGGTGCAGTTCTCTACCGGTTTTCCTGTGCCGTCTTTCAGTACACCTGAAATCTTTACTGCCATATTCACCCCACAAAAAAGCCCGCCTGAACCGGCGGGCTGTCATAACACTGTGTTACCTGGCTAATCAGAACTTATAACCGACACCCACGATGAAACCGTCAGTGCGCCAGTCGCCACTGCCGGAGCCTTCATAAGCAATATCAATGGCCACGGATTCGGTCGGGTTAAACTGCACGCCAGCTCCCCACGCCAGAGACGTGTTGCTGTGGCGACCGTCATCACTTCCGGTCAGCACATCATGCGTTTTCCCCTTGTTGTCGGTCACCTGCAGATAATCTCCGGAGAAAGTCGACACACGGCTGTAAGACACACCCGCCATCGCATACGCGCTGAACAATTCATTCACGCGCACAGACGGCCCCGCCATCACGCTGAACCAGCGGTTACGCACGGAATCTTCATGCCAGCGGGTATCGCTGTAACGGGTCAGCTGGCGATTCCTGTCTCCTGCATAGCTGAATGACGTCACCATTCCCAGAGTGTCCGTAAACTCATAACGGTATTTCACGTTAATCCCGTTCAGTTCATCGCTGCCAGGAACGTTCGTCGAGACATGAAGATACCCCGCGCTCAGCGTGGACTGATGTTCAGACGCCCATGCAGGCGCACCGGATACGGCCAGACAAATGGCTGCGGACAAAATGGCGGCATAAAGTTTACGCATAATTACCTCTCGCTTTTCTGCAATAAAAAAGGCGCCATTTCTGGCGCCCGTATATGGGTTATAAAATTCAGCTGATACTGATGCCTGCGGTGGCTTTCTTCATCACCACAACCAGCAAATCGCTGATACTTGCTGTGGGATACCAGTTATTCACCAGCCATGCTGATACCGAAAACTCCAGCGTCATGTGACCGTGACCGGCAGGCATATCAATAACGCCACTGTAAATCAGCGTATTATCCAGCGCGGTACGGTTATAAATTTCAGCACCGTTTTTCCGCACTATCAGACGGCATGAGGAGTAAATATCAGTATGCTCTCTCTCATGCTTAGCGCCACTGAATGCCACCGCCGGAATAACAATCTGCCGGTCAAACGGCTGATCGTCATAAACCCTGACGGTAATGGTCCCTGATGGCCACCGCTCCGGTGCCCGGGAGTCCCGCGGAAAAGCCTTACCCACTGTTTTGACTATATCGCCTTCAATCTGGTTGGCTGGCAGTTTCCCCTTAATCTGACAGTTCTCATTAATTGTGACATTGTTGAGCGTCCCGGCGTTCGCATTCACACTGCCACTGATATCTGCATTTTTAGCGGTCAGCTTTCCGTCCGGTGTCAGGGAAAATGCCGGAGGATTACCGCCGCTGGTAATGGTGGGAGCCGTCAGGCGTTTCAGGAACACGTCGTTCATGAATATCTGATCGCCCTGACCAACAAACATCGGCTTTGTGTTGCCATTCGCAGGATTAATCATCGCAATCCTGTCTGCCGCCAGCAGCACCTGACTCTGCATTCCTGCTGGCGTATTCTCAATACCGGCACCGATACCCGCAATATAAAGGCGTTTACATGGGATAGTTACAGGAGCAGATCGTGACTGGAAAAGAAATCATCCTGGAATATCTGAAAACTCATGAACAATTCTCCCCACATGAATTAGCACTGATCACCGGAATACCAAATAACAGAATCGCTCAAGCAGCAAGGCATATGGTGAAACAAGGACATTTGAGTGTTGTTGAGCGTAAGTGGAAGACGGTTATTTATGCAAAACGCAAAGTGAAGAAGGAGCCAATTAAAAGAAATCCAGATGGTACGGGGTGGGGATGTGCAAATCCAATGACGGCGTTTATTAATAGGGCGCTTATGGAGGTAAGGCAATGACCATCTACATCACTGAGCTAATAACAGGCCTGCTGGTAATCGCAGGCCTTTTTATTTGGGGGAGGGTAAATCGTGGCTGAGTTAATTTTCTCTGCATTGAGGATTCTCGGTGCTATGTGGATGGTGGCGACGTTCATTGTTGTTGCCAGCAGTTTTGTCCGGTTGGTAGGCGAAGGTAAAGACCTGGTGGGTGTGCTTTTCGGTAGCATTTTCCTGTGGGTGATTATCGGTGTTATGCCTGTCGCTGTAGCAAAAATGGCGTGGAGTTTTGTGAGTTGAACTGAGGGTAAGTATCGATGGACGAATCAAGAAAGCAGTTTGAAGAAAGTTGGTTGCGACGTGGAGGCGAATCCTCAGACCTTATCCGTTACCCTGAAAATCACCATGAAATTGGCAGTGGTGATATTGGTGGTCAATACGTGATGGACGATGTTCAAGGCCACTGGCAAACGTGGCAGGCATCGCGAGCAGCTATTGAACTGGATATTGACTGGCCCGAATCGAATGACGACTTTTGGAAAGATGGTGAAGAAGGTGCTTATGCGATGGGTTATGAGGATGGGAGAGACAAAACGGTAATTGCAGTAATGAAAGCTATCAGAGCCGCTGGAATTAAAGAGAAGAATTTCGATGAAGCAAACAATCTTCCTCCGAACTAAGCAACAACAGCAAGCTGCAATAAATGCCATCCTCGCAACACCACTCGATAAAGACAAGCCAGTCACCATCCGCATTACTGACTACAAGCGCAACCTTGACCAGAACGCAAAATTTCACGCGATGCTGGCGGATATCGCTCGTCAGGTTCAATGGTGCGGCAAATGGTTAAAACCAGAACAATGGAAGGTTTTGTTGATCAGCGGTCATGCAGTGGCAACAAAACAGGAAGCTGATGTTTTTCCCGGGCTTGAAGGCGAATACGTCAACATTCGCGAAAGCAGCGCGCAGATGAGTGTGAAGCGTATGGCAAGTCTTATCGAGTACACAACAGCCTGGGCTATTGGTCATGGTGTCAGATTTACCGACAGGAGGTACGAATGAGACGACAGCGACGAAGTATCACCGACATCATCTGCGAAAACTGCAAATACCTTCCAACGAAACGCTCCAGAAATAAACGCAAGCCAATCCCAAAAGAATCTGACGTAAAAACCTTCAACTACACGGCTCACCTGTGGGATATCCGGTGGCTAAGACATCGTGCGAGGAAATGACAATGGATTATTCACAGTTAAGTGATTTTGAAATTAACGTGGCGGTATTCGAAGCCATTCATAACGGATCGCCGGATTACAAAGAAGGTGAGAATGGCGATATGGTGTTTGTCTCATTTGAGGGAGACATTGTAAACGGAGACGCAGTTGAAGTAGAAGTTGAGCGCGGATCCTTTAACCCATGCGCAAACCCAGCAGACTCATGGCCGATTATTGAAAAATACAGGATTAGCATTATCAATCTCGATGAAGACGAGTGGGGTGCACGCGGTGTGGCCTACTGTAAATCTAAGCGAGCTATACATGAAAATCCCCTTCGCGCCGCCATGATTGTCTTTCTCATGATGCAGAGAATCCAATAATGCTTAGCCCATCCCAATCCCTTCAATACCAGAAAGAAAGCGTCGAGCGAGCTTTAACGTGCGCTAACTGCGGTCAGAAGCTGCATGTGCTGGAAGTTCACGTGTGTGAGCACTGCTGTGCAGAACTGATGAGCGATCCGAATAGCTCAATGTACGAGGAAGAAGACGATGAGTGATTACCTGAAATGGTATCTCTGCCACCGCTGGCTAATTAAGTTTGCTGTAAAAGACTGGATGACAGCGGATGCCAACAAACTTAAGCAAAGAAAGGACTATTACTACGCCAGAATGAAGGAAAACTACTGCTCAATTCGCACTCGCATATTTATTAAAAAAGACCTTCAGTCAATTCTTCAATTGCGAGGGAAGGTAAATGGCTAACCTACGCAAAGAAGCGCGCGGCAGAGAATGCCAGGTACGTATTTACGGCGTATGCAATGGCAATCCTGAAACTACAGTTCTGGCACATTACCGGATGGCTGGAATTTGTGGAACGGGGATGAAGCCTGACGACCTGATCGGCGCATGGGCTTGTAGTGACTGCCACGCGGAGATCGACCGACGCACAAGGATTCTCGACAACAAAGACGCCAGACTTTACCACCTCGAAGGCGTGATCAGGACGCAGGCGATACTGCTGAAGGAGGGGAAGATTAAGTCATGAACGAATATCAGTTTGTGCTTCCATACCCGCCGTCGGTGAATACCTACTGGCGAAGACGGGGAAGCCAATACTACATCAGCGATAAAGGCCAGAAATACCGAAAAGACGTTCAGCAAATCATCCACCAACTCAAGTTAGATATTTTCACCAAATCACGACTCCGCATCAAAGTAATCGCAGACGTTCCAGACTCCCGCCGCCGCGACCTAGATAACATCCTGAAGGGTTTACTCGACTCCCTTATCCATGCCGGATTTGCGGAAGACGACGAGCAATTCGATGACATTCGCATAATTCGTGGTGTGAAAGTACCAGGCGGACGGCTTGGAATAAAAATCACCGAACTGGAGAACGCATGAACGCCACAATTCAAACGATACCAGAGCTTCTTATCCAGACACGAGGCAATCAGACCGAAGTGGCGAGGATGCTTTCCTGCGCAAGAGGAACAGTGCTCAAGTACAACCGAGACAGCAAAGGCGAGCGTCATGTAATAGTTAACGGCGTCCTGATGGTCAAACAGGGCAAGAGGGGAAGACGATGAGACTCGAAAGCGTAGCTAAATTTCATTCGCCAAAAAGCCCGATGATGAGCGACTCACTACTGGCCACAGTTTATTGGTTTTCGTAACTGAGTCATTTTATTATTTTATTGCAACTTTTAATCTTTTATAGTGCGAAATAAATGGAGCTGGCATTCATTTCGCACTTTATGTTTTTGTTGGACTTATGTTATTTTGATTGAATTCAATTCAGTTAAAAAAAGAAGGTGATTGCTCCATTTATAAATGAATAGTCATCCCCTGTCTTGAATTCTGATGTTACTTTATTAAATGCTAGTGTGAAGGCTACAGGTGCATACCCAATTGTTGCGCCAACTTGATATTCATCAACAGTTTTGTTTAGCGATACTGTTGTTTGTTTCGTCTGTATTGTTTTTCCTTCGAGAGTATAGTTGCGATTGACATCTCGTCTTTCCATACCTGCAAAAATCTTGTATTTGAATCCGCTTGTATCGGACATATGCATTAAACCACGGGGAGCCAGCAGACCAAAGCCATTATCCGAATTGAAGGTTTTATCATTACCAATGGCAATGGTTGCGCCATATGCTACATATTGAAATAAGTTTCCAGTAACAGCAGAAACTTCAGGGTATAATCCAACATTAGCACCTAAAATATCCATACTTGGTGTCATGGATAGCATCCCTTTTACAGTATAACCGTAGCGATTCTCTATTTGATCATCCCATGCATGATATTTTTCTGCCCCAATAATCTCATGAGCTTTATTTTGTACTTTCTGACCGCCTGCGTCGGGGCCAACAACACCTATGTCAGTACCTAATCGATAGCGAATCCAGTCATTCGCAAGGGAGTTCCATTCAATACCAGTGTGAGTGTATGCACTAAAAGCTCTGTCTCCAGTTACAGCTGTGTTGTGTCTTTTATTACTGCCTGATGGAGAGTAAATATCTTGCGCAATATGGAGAGATAATTGGCTCGAGTCTGAGATATCGTGGCTATATCCCAGAAATAAGCCTTGTGAGTAATCATCTCTGTTTTCATGTTTATTGCCATAAATATCATTAAGTATTGGTTGAAACTTCCCTGCATCATCATTTGCTAATGATAATGCAAGGCTGTTCGCGATAGCTGAACACGTGGTAAATGACAGAGCAATAAAGACGCCAGCGATGACACTTTTTTTCATATGTTATTGTCTTCCTTTTTTTGAATGGTGCGCGTATTTTACATACATGAGTTTGTAATACAAGGTGCGTAATCAATATGATGTTTTATAATTGCGTGAGACAATTGATTTATTCGTTTTTATTGCGGTTTTTATTATCTTTTAATGTAACGGTGTTTTTATTAAGTGTGTTTGCGTGGTGTTTTATGTTTTTTATAATTTTTATTTTATTAAATTTAAAAGCATTAGTAATGGCTATTCTATATAGCAATATAAGAACTGTTACAAAAAAAGGGGGGGCAATTACAGGTAGTTATGGATGATGAGTGAAACAGATATTGGAGAACCGGGGAATGAATGATGTCTGAGTCTTATATATCAGAACTCCTTCGCTGTCGCTGGGGGGCTCGTGTGCTTATGTCGTTTCCCCGATTCGGTTTTGAACGATTACCGAATGTTGAAGAATTATGCCAAAATATAGAAAGGATTTACTGCATGAATACCCAATATTTACAGTATGTTCGTGAGCAACTTATGGCAGCTACTGCTGACTTGAACGGAGCAACGAAAGGCCAGCTCGAAGCCTGGCAGGAGCATGCACAATTTGATACTGGTACATACAAACGAAAGAAGCCGCGCATTCTGGATGTGGTAACTGGCAAGATGATTACGCTGGATAATACGCCGACTTCCGGTAAGCAGTCGTACGCAAAAGGTTCATCCATTGCTTTGGTCAGCCCGGTTGAATTCTCAACCTCTTCATGGCGCCGCGCGGTTTTGTCTCTCGATGAACATCAGAAAGCATGGTTGCTTTGGTGTTACAGCGAAAGCGTTCGATGGGGGCATCAGGTCACCATAACGCAATGGGCATGGAGCGAGTTTAAAGATTTGTTAAGTAACAGAAAAATTGCAGGTAAGACACTGGATCGCCTGAAGACGTTAATCTGGCTGGCTGCACAGGATGTGAAGAGCGAACTTGCAGGGCGTGAGGCCTATGAATACCAGACACTGGCATCATTGGTGGGAGTGACAACAAAAAACTGGTCCGAGACATTTACTGAACGCTGGGTTGCAATGAAGCACATTTTTCTACAGCTTGATAGTGATGCTTTATTGCTTGTGACGAGAACACGTTCAAAACAAAAGGCAGCATTTTTACAGCAAAATATTGCAAAACTGGATTAAAAGCCATATACTTCATGCAAATTTGGTATGTTGTAAAAAATGTATAAACCCGCTGCCGAGTGGGTTTTTTTTATGCCCTGAGTTGTACTTGTACGGTAAACATGCTGGCTGCTATGTAATAGAGTTTTTTTAGCCTGTAACCTCTTGACGGCATTGAATTGCTTTTGTTATGAGTTGTAAGCCAATGTTATCATCTTGTATTGGGGTGGTTATGAAGGATGGTGCGCTGCTCAGGAGTTCTTCACTTTTTATTGCCTACATGGGATGCCTTGGATGGGGGAGTGCTTATTTCTATGGATGGGGTACTTCTTTTTACTACGGCTTCCCATGGTGGATTGTAGGTGCAGGTGTTGATGATGTTGCCAGAAGTTTATTTTTTGCAGTTATCGTCATTGCTATATTTCTTATCGGTTGGGGTATTGGTGTTGTATTCTTTTTCGCAGTGAAAAGAAAACATTCTATGCAAGAGCTAAATGTATTTCGCCTTTATTTTGCTGTGGAATTATTGTTTGTGCCGGCAATTATTGAGTTTTCTATATTGAGACAGAAGATTCAGGTACCTCTTTTGCTACTGTCAGCAGCGATTGCGCTGGCGGTTACAATTTCGATAAGATCTTATGGGCGATTTTTATCGGTATCATGCTTCTATGATAAGCCATTTATAAAAAAACATTTTTTTGAGATTGTGATGATTGCTTTTGTGGCATATTTCTGGCTTTTTTCATTTCTGACAGGATATTACAAACCACAGTTTAAGAAAGAATATGAAATGATTAATTATAATGATGGTTGGTATTATGTTCTTGCTCGTTATGATAATTGTCTGGTTTTGTCTACTTCTTTCAATGCAGGTAGTAAAAGGTTTGTCATTTATCAATCAGCACAAGATAAGAATCTTCAGGTTGATATTGTAAGGACCAGAATTTAATTGGCTGCATAAATAATATTTTAAGTTGCAAGTTGGCTATTCGTAGGAATAGAACCTTAGGCATGCTGAATGCGTTTTCTGAACATTGTTTTATAAACTGTGTCTGCTTGCTGTTGTGATCCTGCTTTTAGTGATGGTGATGATGGATTTCACCAGCAGGATAATGTTGGTACTGACTGATGGCGCTCTGGTCTGCGGCATTGTGGTATTGCTGTGGCCGATGATGAAAGAACAGAATGAATAATTCTTGACTTTTTTGTTTACTGTTTATTAAAAAATCAACCGCATGGTGAATCCTCCTTGGAGGGGCTAAATGATCGAGTTTTAAGGGCACGTAGCGAGTTCTGTTTGATCAATTTGCAGAACTTAGCGGGAGGCGCCATGCGTACATCACTAGTGTTATTCCTTTTATCATTTTCCTTGTGAGTTCTGGCTGCGCATTGCGCAGCCTTTTTTTTATGACCTGCCACTGGCAGATGGTCATCCTGTGATTTGATTCCGCTTCCGGCTTTTTAACTCTGTTCCTCTACACGGGAGAAATTCGATGTCGATTAAACATTACGATGTTGTCAGGGCGGCGTCGCCGTCAGACCTTGCGGAAAAGCTGACACACAAACTGAAAGAGGGCTGGCAGCCATACGGCGGACCGGTTGCCATTACGCCGTACACACTGATGCAGGCGGTGGCTATTGAAGGAGAGCCACAGGTCGGCCCTTCATCTGAGCCGGATTGGTACTACGTCATCGTACTGGCCGGGCAGTCCAATGCCATGGCTTACGGTGAAGGGCTTCCGCTGCCGGATTCATACGATGCTCCGGATCCGCGCATTAAACAGCTGGCGCGCCGCAGTACAGTGACGCCGGGCGGGGCTGCCTGCAGATATAACGATATTATTCCGGCTGACCACTGTCTGCATGATGTGCAGGATATGAGTACGCTGAATCATCCGAGGGCTGACCTGAGCAAAGGGCAGTACGGCTGTGTCGGCCAGGGTTTACATATTGCCAAAAAACTGCTCCCGTATATCCCGAATAACGCGGGGATCCTGCTGGTACCATGCTGTCGTGGTGGTTCGGCATTTACCCAGGGCGCGGAGGGGACATTCAGTGCGGACACGGGGGCCAGCCAGGATTCGGCGCGCTGGGGTGTGGGTAAACCGTTATATCAGGACCTGATTGCGCGCACTAAAGCTGCATTACAGAAGAACCCGAAAAATGTGTTGCTGGCGGTGTGCTGGATGCAGGGAGAGTTTGACATGAGCGCCGCCACCCACGCACAGCAACCTGCGCTGTTTACAGCCATGCTGGCACAGTTTCGTGCTGACCTCTCCGTGTTTAACGCGCAGTGCCATGGTGGCAGTGCTGCAGATGTGCCGTGGGTTTGTGGTGACACGACGTATTACTGGAAAAATACATACGCTACCCAGTACGACACCGTGTACGGCGGGTATAAAAACAGGGAGAGTGAGGGCGTTTATTTTGTGCCCTTCATGACAGACGGTAACGGCGTCAATACCGCCACTAACGCGCCGGCAGAAGATCCGGATATTCCGGCATCAGGATATTACGGTGCGGCATCGAGAACGAATGGAAACCAGGTATCATCAAACCGCCCGACACATTTCAGTTCATGGGCGCGCAGGAGCATTATTCCGGATCGTCTGGCAACCGCTATTCTGAACGCAGCCGGGCGCACCTCAGCCTTCATCAGTGGTAAGGCACCGGAAATCAAACCCTCGCCCGGCGGCAACACGCCATCGGGTCCGTCTGCAGATACGTCCGTTCGCACAATCTCCCTGCTGCCGGCAGCCGGAGAGGCTGCTGCGCAGGGCTGGAGCATTAAGGATGGCGGAATTCAGTTGTCAGATGGTGTATTTAAGATCACCAAGCAGAGCAATAAAACCTGGTCCCTGACGCATCCGGTGGATGACGCAATTACCCTGCTGACACAGGGCGGCAGACTGACCTGTAAGTTCCGCCTGTCAGGCGCACTGACCAACAATCAGTTCGGGCTGGGGATTTATCTGTATACGGATGCTCCCGTTCCTGATGGTGTGGCGATGACGGGTACCGGTAATCCGTTCCTGATGTCGTACTTCACTCAGACCACTGACGGCAGAGTGAATCTGATGCATCACAGGAAAGCCGGAAACACGAAGCTGGGGGAGTTCGGCGATTACGGTAACGACTGGCAGACGCTGGAGCTGGTGTTCACCGCCGGCAGTGCCACGGTTACTCCGAAACTGAATGGAGTGGCTGGCCCGGCATTCCAGGTTATAAAAGACAGTCTGACACTGGGACTGAATGCGCTGACGCTGACGGATGTTACAAAAAATGCAGCGTATGGCGTTGAGATAGAAAGTCTGATGCTGGAGATAAATGCACCGGCAGCATATAAAAAAAGCCAGCGACTGACCTGAAAAAGAAGACGCTGGCTAAAAGGCCTTATATGTTTGTAGAGACTTATTTTTCACAGACAGCAATGATGCCTGTCAATATATTATCAATATGCGGATTGTTTCAGTTACAGATGCCTTATTAAGGAAAAAAACAGCCAGCACTGACTTTCGGTGGAGAGGTGCTGGCTCAAAAGGATAGATGTACTTCACATGTTGCTTCTATATGGCAGTACATTTTCTGACAGACAGTGACGGATGTTGTCAAGATATTGTGTCATTTATAACCTGAATCAGGGGAGGCCGGAATGTTATCTGGCATTTTTAGCAGAGCCTGAATGCCATAATCACGGCTCCCGGCGTTGGCCGTCAGTGGGTGACACTGGCGGCTTTTTGTTTTTCTTTACTTTCATTTTCTGTCGGCGGTGACGGAGACATACATCAGATGGAAAAAATCACAACGGGTGTGTCATACACCACGTCAGCGGTGGGGACGGGATACTGGTTACTGCAGCTGCTGGACAAAGTCTCTCCGTCCCAGTGGGTGGCGATAGGTGTGCTGGGGAGTCTGCTGTTTGGCCTGCTGACGTATCTGACAAACCTTTATTTCAAGATTAAAGAAGATAAGCGTAAGGCGGCGCGGGGAGAGTAAAGCGATGAAGAAAAAATACGAACTGGTTGTTAAAGGGATAAATAATTACCCGGATAAGATTACTGTTACTGTGGCACTGGAAATTGGTGGGTATCCGTCACTGTTGTTGCCAGATGTGGCGATTAGTCTTGACCGTACTGAAGGTGCCACGCTGGAGTTTTACGAA